CAAACGCCTATGACGCTGGTATTTTCTACTGCCCATACGTTCCGTTACAAATGGTTCGTGCAGTTGATACTGGCACCTTCCAGCCAAAGATTGGTTTCAAGACCCGTTACGGTCTCGTTGCCAACCCATTTGCAGAAGGTACATCACAAGGCCTTGGCGCATTAACTGTTCAATCCAATAACTACTATCGTGGTTTCCGGATTTCCAACTTGATGTAATTAAAAACTCCAACAAGAGAGTTCTTAGAGAGACCACTTCGGTGGTCTCTTTTTTTTGGCGTATAAATAGTAGTATGACAGCAATCACAAGAAACCCAGCCAATCCAAATTATCTACACCCTAATAAGTTTCAATTAAACTTTGGTAGGGCGTCTAATGTTCAATACTTTTGCCAGTCTGTAAGTGTTCCTGGCATCTCCATGTCTGAAGTTTTACAAACAACTCCATTTGTTGACTTGTATAGACCTGGTGAAAAAGCCATTTACGATTTATTAAATGTTACCTTTATTGTTGATGAACAATTAAAAGCATGGTTAGAAATACACGATTGGATCCGTGCTATGACTTTTCCAACCAATTTCAAAGAATACCAAAATTTAGGCCTATTAAGTAAACAAGCTGGTATAAGGCAAGAATTAGGAATTGGTCCCCAATATTCTGACGCTACATTAACCGTGTTATCAACGGCAAATAATCCAACTCACCGATTTAAATTTTATGAAGTATTCCCTACAACACTATCCACATTTGTAATGTCGGCATCTGATACACCAGACAGTATCATTACTGCCGATGCCACATTCAGATATTCCTATTATGATGTTGACATAGTATCACAAAACTGATATACTCCTATAAGGAGGCTTTATTATGAACAAACTTGACGAAGTATTAGAATTGTGGGCAAAAGATTCTGTTATTGATAGAACAGAACCCGGCAAAGAACTCACAAACATTCCACAATTACACAGTAAGTATTTGAATATACTTTCACGGCATCGCCTATTGGCAAAAGAAGCCGAGTTTAAGTATAACAGATTGAAGCGAATTAAATGGGAATATTATACAGGTAAACTAGATGATGATACTCTTAGACAATATGGATGGGAGCCATTTCCATTTGTATTGAAATCTGAAATCAATACCTACTTTGAAAGTGATGATGACTTAAACAAATTAGTGGCATCAAAAATGATACATGATGAGATTGTAGATGCCTGTCAAAGTATTCTTAAAGAATTGAATAGTAGAACCTATCAGTTGAGAGATTTTATAGCATGGGAGCGGTTCATACAAGGTGTCTGATATTAGATTAGAGAAAGTTAATGAAGCTTATATTCGTGTTCATTCAGAAAGAAACATAGCTCAAGAACTTTCAGACTATTTTACTTTTTATGTTCCAGGTTACCAATTCACACCTGCATACAAAGCACGATATTGGGATGGAAAAATACGCCTATTAGATTTACGAACAATGGGTTTGTATCATGGCCTTGTTCCTTATATTCAAAAGTTTGCTGAAGAAAGGCAATATCAAGTAGAGATTGATTCAGAGGTAACTGCTACTGAGAACTATTCTTTAATTGAAGCCAAAAAATTTATTGAAACACTTAATCTTCCACATGAAGTGCGAGATTACCAATTAAATTCTTTTGTTCATGCAATACGAAACAAACGAATACTTCTGTTATCTCCTACCGCATCAGGTAAATCTCTCATTTTATATTTGATACTCCGTCAAATACAAGATTCAGGCCACAAGAAAGGTCTATTGATTGTTCCAACCACATCATTGGTTGAACAAATGTATAAAGACTTTCAAGATTATGGATACGATTCAGATAAATATTGTCACCGACAGTATGCAGGTAAAGACAAGGTTACAGATAAGTTTCTAACGATTACTACATGGCAATCTATATACAAGAACCCACCAGAGTATTTTGAACAGTATGATTTTGTTCTTGGTGATGAAGCTCACCAATTCAAAGCCAAATCACTCACAACAATTATGTCTGGTACAATTAATGCCAAGTATCGTATTGGTTGCACAGGTACATTAGATGGTACTCAAACACATCGCCTTGTATTAGAAGGTTTATTTGGTCCTGTTTATAAAGCCACATCTACCGCAGAACTAATCCAAAACAAACAGTTAGCAGACTTTAAAATAAAATGCCTTATATTAAAGTATCCCGATTCTGTTTGTAAGATGGCTCGTGATTGGGACTACAATACAGAAGTTGAATATATAGTTATGAGTGTTGCTAGAAACGAATTCATTAAAAACCTAGCACTATCTTTAGAAGGTAATTCTCTTATTCTTTTCCAGTTTGTAGAAAAACATGGCAGAGATTTACATTCAATTATCAAAGAACAAGCAAAGAATCGCCAAGTATTCTTTGTTTACGGAGGAACAGATGTTGAAGTCCGTGAATCAATTCGTGCTATTACTGAAAAAGAAAAAGACGCTATTATTGTGGCATCTTACGGCACTTTCTCTACTGGTATCAACATTCGCAATCTACACAATATCATCTTTGCAAGTCCTTCTAAATCAAGGATTCGTAATCTGCAATCTATTGGTAGAGGTTTACGGATAGGTGATGATAAAACTGAAGCCACATTATTTGATATCTCTGATGATTTCCGTATAGGCAAATTTACCAATTACACCTTGAAACATTTCGTAGAACGTGTTAAAATATACGATGATGAAAAATTCAATTACAAGTTTTATAACATAGACCTAAAAAATGGATAATATAAAAATAGTAAGACTGCAATCAGGTGAAGATGTTATAGCAAATTATACTGATGATGAAGAAGGTTCAGTTACCTTAACAAACCCAATGACTTTGATGTTTAAAAGAATGCCAACTGGCAGAGCTGTAATGATGATGAGTCCTTGGTTACCTTTAGAATTAGTTGAAGATAATGTTGCTAACATATATGCTCAAGATATTCTTTCCGTGTTTCAACCTAAACAACACATTATTGATTATTACAATACAACGGTAACAGAAGTTGAAGAAGATAGAAAAAATGATGAGATGGATGAACTGCATGATATGGAAGAACATGATTTGGAAATGTCAGTAGAGGAAGAACAAGAGGCTATGGAAGAATTAAACCTGATTCGTCAGGACATTAAGAAGAAGCTTTTACACTAAACTTGCAAACGGAACACCGCTACTATAACATTGTCAAGCGATAAATGAGGCAAATGTAGCATAAGAATGGTGCTTTTTCTGGAAAGTATGATATAATGATTGTATGTTAGAATATAATGAACAGAACCTACAAACAGTATGTGAGATTATCAAACGAAATCTTACACCAGATTTGTTGCCAAAAAAATGGATAATTAAAAACGAAAGTAATCCTGCCTTTGGCCATTGTCATAATGCCTCTGGTTGTTTGTATAAGATATTTGGTTCTAAACAATTAAGTTTGTACCGAGGCTTTGATGGTGAAATATATCATTGGTGGGTACAAGACAAAGCAGGTAAGATAATTGATTTAACCTCAGAACAATACACAAGTATTGGTAAATTACCACCTTATGATAAAGCTGAGAAATCAGGACTACTTGGTTTTGATTATAAAAAAAGAGTTCTTAAATTGCATGACAGAGTAGTAAATGAATTGAGCGGTAATAAATTAGGATTATTAAATCATTATGAGTAAAAAACACTATGTCAACAATGCTGACTTTCTGGCATCTCTGATTGACTATAAAGAAAGATGTAGAAAAGCTAAGAAAGACAAAAAGGAAGACCCACCAATTCCAAATTATGTTGGTGAATGTTTTCTAAAGATTGCAGAACACCTATCTCGTAAGCCTAATTTTGTATCTTATTCATTTCGTGATGAGATGATTTCAGATGGTATTGAAAATTGTATTCAATATTTTCGTAATTTTGATGAAACTAAATCAAAGAATCCATTTGCTTACTTTACACAGATTATTTACTTTGCCTTTTTGCGTAGAATTCAAAAAGAAAAAAAACAACTATATGTAAAGTATAAAGCAACACAACAATTTGGTATGCTTGACGAAGGCGAAATGTATGAAGATGCTGATGGTCATATGAAGCAGTTTGAACTTTATGATAACATTGCAGAGTTCATTGAAACCTTTGAAGATGCCAAAGAAAAGAAAAAGAAAGCAAAGATTAAAGGCCTAGAGAAGTTTCTTGACGCTGACGAATTGGACATTCCAAAAGAACTATGAAGATTGCTCTTATAAACGACACTCATGCAGGTGCTCGTGGTGATGACCCACGATTTAATGAATTCTTTTTTAAGTTTTGGGAAGGCACATTTTTTCCTTATCTAAAAGAAAATAACATTAAACACATCTGTCATCTCGGTGATGTGGTTGACCGCAGAAAGTTTATTTCATTTGTAACACTCAACTCGTGGCGTAAACGATTCTTTGATGTATTGCAGACAGAAGGTATTAATATGGATGTAATTGTTGGTAACCATGATGTTACTTACAAAAACACCAATGAGATTAATGCTATGCATGAGTTGTTTGACCATTACAATAATATTAATGTGATGATTGAACCAAAAGATATAGAGTATGATGGTCTATCTGTTGCTATGGTGCCATGGATTAATTCAAGTAATTATGAACAAGCTTTAGAATTTCTAAAGACAACTAAATCGCAAGTAGTATTTGGACACTTTGAGATTGCTGGGTTTGAAATGGACAGAGGTAATGTGTGTCATACAGGAATGGACAAATCAACCTTTGATAGGTTTGATATGGTTTTATCTGGTCACTTTCATCACAAGTCTACCAATGGTTCTATTCACTATCTTGGTAATCAATATGAAATAACATGGGCAGATTATAATGACCCTCGTGGTTTCCATGTGTTTGATACTGAAACAAGAGAGTTGACATTTGTTTCAAACCCTAATAGAATGTTTCATAAAATTAACTATGATGATGCAACAACTGACTTTGCTTATTGGCAAAAATTTGATTATGCAGCCTTGAAAGATTGTTATGTAAAGATTGTAGTATTGAATAAACAAAACCCATATCTATTTGATAATGTGTTAGATAATCTATACAAGGCAGGCATTGGTGATATTGCCATTGTTGAGGACTTTACCGATACGATTATTGAAGATGATAAAGACCTTGTGAATCAGGCAGAAGATACAATGACTATTCTATCCAAGTATATTGATAACTTGACATTGACTGTGGATAATGATAAACTTAAAACTTTAATGAAAGAGCTTTATGTTGAAGCTCTCACTACTGAAACTGAATGATATTATTTCGTAAACTAAAATGGAAAAATCTGTTAAGTACCGGCAACCACTTTACAGAAATACAATTTGATAAATCACCTAGCACATTAATAGTTGGTTCAAACGGAGCAGGTAAATCTACAATGCTTGATGCATTGTGTTTTGTTTTGTTTGGCAAACCATTTCGCTCGGTGAATAAACCATTGTTGTTAAATTCAATCAATGGCAAAGACTGCCTTGTTGAAGTTGAATTTAATTCTGGCAACAAGCACTATAAGATTATTCGTGGCATTAAGCCAAATGTGTTTGAGATTTGGCAAGATGGTGAGATGATTAATCAAGATGCTGCTGTAAGAGATTATCAAGAGTACCTTGAAAAGTTTATTCTTAAATTAAATTATAAATCATTTACACAGATTGTTATTCTTGGTTCAGCATCGTTTACACCATTCATGCAACTATCGGCATCAGACCGAAGATCCATCATTGAAGAACTTTTAGATATTCAGGTATTTTCTGCCATGAATAATATTCTAAAAGATAAGATTACAATGAACAAAGATGCCACAATAACTAAAAAATATGATATTGATTTGACTGAACAGAAATATAGTTTACAGAAAAAACATATTGATGAACTAAAACAAAACAATGAAGATAAGGTAAAAGAATATGAAGGTGAGATTAGTGGTAGTGCGAACACCATATCCACGTTGGCAGAACAGATTGAATTGTTCTCTAACGAAGTTCGACAGTTACAAATACTCGTCAATGCGAAGGCTGAAACAGAGGCTAAGGTCAAGACGATTACAAAACTTGAATCGCAAATTGAAAGCAACTTATCCAAATTTCGTAAGGATATCAATTTCTTTCAACATAATGACGATTGTCCAACGTGTAGGCAAGCCATTGCCATGGAATTCAAAGAGAAAGAACTTACCTTACTTGGTACCAAGGTTACGGAATGTGACCATGGCTTGCAAGAGTTAGAGAAAAAGTTATTAGCAGAACAAACTAAACTGAATTCAATCTCTGAAACACAAAAGAAAATTCAAGAATTGCAAATTGAAATTGCAACCAAAAATACCACTATTACCGAAACAAACAAATATATTAAACGGTTAGAAAAACAAATTGAAGATTTGAAATTAAACAAATCAAGTACCGACAAAGAAGAGCAAGAATTAAGTATCATAAATGAATCATTAAGTCAGTTAAAGCAACATTTAAGAACCCTTATAGATGAAAAAACATATTATGAGGTAGCATCTGGCTTGTTGAAAGATACAGGTATCAAGACCAAAATTATCAAACAGTATTTGCCAATTATTAATAAATTGGTAAACAAATATCTGGCATCATTTGATTTCTTTGTGAATTTTAACCTTGATGAATCGTTTAAAGAAACAATCAAATCAAGGCACCGTGATGATTTCACCTATGATTCTTTTTCAGAGGGTGAAAAACAAAAGATTGATTTGGCATTATTGTTTAGTTGGCGTGCTGTTGCTAAACTAAAAAACTCTGCCAATACTAATCTATTAATACTTGATGAAGTGTTTGATTCGAGCCTTGATGCCAATGGCACGGAATATCTAATGACCATATTGCAGATGCTAGAAGGCACAAATGTATTTGTTATTTCTCATAAAGGTGATATACTACAAGATAAGTTCCGTAATGTAATTCGTTTTGAGAAGGTTAAAAATTTTAGTAGGATTGTAAAATGAACTTTGAACAATATTTAAGAAACTATAAAGAAGTAATCGACAAAGAAGTAGAAGGTTGGTTTTACCCTAAAGACATTATCATTACATACGGAATTTTAAAAGAATTACAGAAACCAAAAGGCGATGTGTGTGAGATTGGTGTTGCATATGGTAAAAGTGCCATTGCTATCTCACAATTTATTGGTAACAATAATTTTTATCTATATGATATTTTTTTGGAATCTGATAAAGAAAAAGCCACATCTAATATCACAAAGTTTGGTAATTCCAATAATTTAATTTGGAGATTAGAAGATACAACAGAATTAAAGTTTGATGATATTGTTTTTCAAAATGAATTAAGGTTTCTCCACATTGATGGTTGCCATGAACATTCGGCTGTGTTAAGTGATTTGATGTTGTTTAGTAGTAAGATGAGAGATGATGGTATTATTGCACTTGATGACTTTCAAGACCAAGAATATCCTGGTGTGAATAGTGCAGCCTTTCAATTCTCTTTATCAAATATCAACTATAAAAATTGGAGAGTATTTGCCATTGGCGACAATAAGGCATATATGTGCCAAAAGAAATATGCCGAATTATATCAAAAGGCTTTAATAGATTACATTCAAAAGGCAAAAGAACAATATAATGTTCCGTTTGCCATGCATTTAGGGTTGCGTGAACTTTTGGATATGAATGTTCTTATGTGTGATTCCAGAACGGCATGGGATCCACAGGTAATAAAAGAATCTTTATTTGACAAACCAATCATAGGATGATATAATGGATGAATTCAAAAAATTAAGTGAGTATACCGATGGGCATAACCGAACAGGTCAAGTCTACCTAACAGGCGTAGGCAAATCTAGGTTTATGGCCTTGCTTTATGAAGCAGAAACAGATTATAATGATGCTAAGTATTTTGACAGAGAAGAAGATGCCGAAATTTGTGCAGAAGATTGGGTAATGAAA